CAAGCAAACCGTTATTCAAACCCTCGCCGCCACCGTCAACACCACCAAAGCCAAGGTTGCAGGCGGTGCCGCCCTGCTTCTAGGTTCCGCTGCTGCTCACGCCCAGGAGGCTACCGGCGCATCAGCAGCTTTTACTGAGGTGCAAGCCGCCGGTACTGAAATGGCCGGTTACGCATGGCCGGTGGTCGCTTCTATCACCGCTGCTTTGATCGGCATCAAGTTGTTCAAGAAATTCGCCAACCGCGCGTCTTAATACCGCTAAGCAAGGGACAACCAAGGGGCGGAAACGCCCCTTTTTATATAACGAGGACAACATGATTAAAAAAGCCGTTTTATTAACCACTTTAACGCCTTTTTTAATGGTGTTTTCTAACTTTTCATATTCTCAACCTGCTTATTTGGTTTCTCATTTTGTCAGTGATCAGTGGTTGGATCATGAGGATGTTTCTGAGTTCCAGTCTTGGTGTAATAGTCAAGGCGCTATAAGGAGTAGTAATAATGCTCTAGAAAGACCTGATATTTACGCCCCAGGTTATCAGGCTAATTTTACAACTATTTATGTTAGTGATACTAGAACCCGCATGAAATGTGATCTTTATCACACCGTTCGTAAAACTAGAATTAATGAAGCTATTGAGGCTGAAACTGATGGTATGGTTTTAGACGATGAGCAATGTCAGTCTGTTATACCTGAGACGCTTAATAGAGTCGCTCCTTCTGTTGCTAATTATTTAGCGGGAGGAGGTAGGGCTGATTCTGCTGGGGGGGCTTGTTCATTTACTGGTGCAGGTGGTGTTATGGGCTGTACTGGTTCTGGTGACACTGTTGAATGTTCTATTGATGTTGTTGCTGAGTCTACTGGTGAACCTACCGATTACTTTAATCAGTCCACTTCTGAGGGCTTTGGTGATACTGGCGGCACCTTCTCTGTTATTGATCTTTCCGGTAATGATTATTTAACGGAACTTCCTGGCGGTTGTACTGATAACGCTAGTTGTGTGGCTATTGGTGACAAATCATATCTAGTCGATTGGGATAGCGCGCCTGACTATTTTGAATATGTAGGTTCAGACGGCAATACCTATTCAAAGCCGAGTTCCGGTGGCGGCTCTGGTGGTGATACTGGCGGCGGTGATCCTACCGACCCAACAAACCCTACCGACCCCACCGACCCAGGCGGTAACGATGGCGGCGATTCTGGTGGTGATTCCGGCGGCAGTGATGGCGGTAACGATTCCGGCGATGGTTCCGGCGGTTCCTCGGGTGGCGGTGGTAGTTCTGGTGGCGGCTCTACCGTACCGGATTTTGAGTTTGACGAATCCGGCATTATTGAGGCTATCGGCTCCGCTGGCCAATCCAACCGCAACGCTATCAATGCCCTGTCTAATGATGTCACTAGTTCAATTAACAATCAGACCAATGAGCTAAACAACGCGACCTCTGCTCAAACAGATGCTTTGAGCGGTGCGCTTAGCAATCAAACAGATACGCTTTCCAACTCCCTCGACAGCCAGACTGACACCATTACCGGTGCATTAAATGATCAAACCGGCACATTGTCTGGCTCTCTCGATGCCCTTGGCACGTCTATTGTCGATGCCATTAATGCGTTTGGTGCGGGCAGTGGTGAAGGTGATGCAGAAGACGGTGATGGGCATGGACTTCTAGCCGGTATTTCACGCCTGCTTAATGGCATGGTCGATAACCTCGCCTCCCAGTTTACCGAAGACCTTGGAACCGGTGATGACCTTTTCAACTCCTCCGGCCTGGATGACACGCTAGATGATATGGCCTTTCAAGAGGATCAGTATTCCGACGATGTAAACACGCTCATGGATGAGATAGGCGACGGCGCTTCATCCAGCATTGCCGAAGAAGTTACCTCTCGGTTGCCCTCCTTGCCTTCTGGCGGCTGCGTGCCCCTCACGTTCGGGCCCATGGAAATCTCCTGTCAGGCGTTCAACACCATCAAGCTCTGGCTTACCTGGATCGTGTACTTCTGGACGGTGGTCAGCATCGTCGACATTTTCTTTCGCTCTGAACAGAGGACGGCATAGATGGCACTTCCTGCACTACTCGGCATGGGCGCGCTTATCAGCTTTTTCACGCGCATTGTGGAATGGTTTGTTACCCGTATTGCCTCCCGCTTTACCAGCCGTTTGGCGGGCATGTTGGTATGGACAACGCTCTATATCACGCTCCTGGTAGCTCTCGCGTCCACGTTTGCGCTGATCATCAACGGGATCAACGCCTCACTCCCTTCCGATCTCGCTAACGGCATGGGTGCCGTAAAACCCGACAACCTAGAAGCCTGTGTGGCCGCTATCTACAGCAGCAAAGTGGCCATGTGGGTCTTCCAGCAGAAAAAACAGTTGATCGACTGGGAGCAAGGGAGGCCCGTTCTCTAATGGCTGTGTACGTTGTCACCGGCAAACTCGGCGCGGGTAAAACCCTGGTGGCCGTAGGCAAGATCAAAGACAAGCTCAACCAAGGCTGTAAGGTCGCCACCAACCTGGACTTGAACCTAGATAAGCTGATTGGCGAAAAGGCTAAGGCAACCCGCTGCTATCGCATTCCTGATAAACCCGTTCTTGCTGACCTGGAGTCCATCGGCACCGGTACCGACTCCTACGACGAAAACAAGAACGGCTTACTCGTCCTCGATGAGTGCGGCACATGGTTCAACGCCCGATCCTGGAACGATAAAAGCCGCCAAGACGTCATCAACTGGTTTCTTCATGCCCGAAAGCTCGGATGGGACATTATTTTCCTCATTCAAGACCTGTCGATCATGGACAAACAAGCCCGCGTAGCCCTGGCGGAACACGTCGTTTACTGCCGTCGTATGGATCGTGTCGCCGTCCCCTTTATTGGCTCGCTCTACTCACTTTTTGTTGGTTCTAAAATGCCCATGCCCAAGGTGCATTTGGGCATTGTGAAATACGGCGATTCACCGCAAAGCTTGACTGTTGAACGCTGGACATACACAGGCCGCGCCCTCTACCCCGCTTACGACACTAAACAAGCCTTCTCTGATCACTACCCCCACGGCACTTACTCCGTGCTGCCACCTTGGTTCACCCACGGCATGCACCGCGTACCCCATGACGCGAGGTTCTACATGAAGATGACCCGTATCTACTGGAAACGCTTTAACCGCCCGTTTCTCTCCCTGGCTTCGTTTGGGCTGGGCGCGTTCTTAACGGTATCGGTACTCGTCGCCGACCGTGTGAATGCTCGCGCCCAAGAACAACCCACTGCCACTCCCCAGCAACTACCCGACCTCAGCACGACCCGCATCGCCAGCTTTAGCCAGTTTGGCGACCGCACCACCTACCGCCTCATTGATAGCAACCGCAACACGTCCACCACCGACGACCTCAGCCGCCAAGGCTTCGCCATCGTCCCCGTGAATGCTTGCCTCGTTCGCATAGAAAATGGAGTCACCCATGAAGAAGTTCGCTGCTAACACCGTCGCCGCCATCGCCCTGGCCACGCTCACCAGCACCGCCCACGCCACGCCCATTCAAATGCAAGACACCGACATTCGGGACTTCGTGCGCTGGTACGTTGAACAAACCGACACCCCGTTGGCGATTCACCCCACGGCCACCGGCACTCTCACTGTCTACGCCCCCGACGTGCCCGATCACCAGCTAGACGAATTCTTCCAGGGCGTGTTGAGTTCCCACGGCTACACCATCCTCCCAGGCAACCCGCCCACCGTGGCACCGTCTAGCCAACAACAGCCCACGAATATGGCACCGGTGCAGGAAACGCTCGACCCCGCCGCCGCGATCACCAACGCGCCCACGCTGACGCCACCGCCAGAACCGCAGGCGACTCATTTATTTGCCTTTGATAACGTGCGTGCTGATGATATTGCGCCGTTGGTCACCAGCTTTCTCACGCAAAATACTCAGGAAGGCACCACACCGCCACGGGTTCAGGTACTTCATGCCTCAAACGCCATACTTGCCAAGGGCCCAGAAAAGCAGCTTGAACAACTTCAAGGCTTCATCCCCCAAGTAGACGTTGCACACCCCCAGCTACTCATCCAGGCAGTGATTTTTGAAACCACCGATGGGGATACCTTCGATCTTGGCGTAGCGCTTGGACGCACTACACCGACTACGGGTTCTCGCGTGGCAGGTGGCTTTAACACCGCCAATCTGGGAACGTCGCTAGCCTCCTCCGGTGGTACCTTCGGGATCTTCGACGGTGATATTCTGGCGTTTGCGATCAATGCCTTACAGCGTGACTCACGCTCTAACGTGTTATCCACACCGCAAATTCTCACGCTTTCCGGTAAGCGTGGCACCATTTCCATTGGTCAGAATGTCCCGTTTGTCACGGGTCGCGTCACTGGCGAATCAGCGGACGTTAACAGCCCCTTCCAGACCATTGAACGCCGCGACGTAGGCATACGCTTAAACGTGCTGCCGGTCGTCACCGCCTCCGGCTTAGTGATCATGGATATCACCACCTCTGCCGACTCTCTTACGGACTCGCTACTTGCGTCTGACATCATCACCAACCAGCGCCAAATCAACACCACCGTACAAATTCGCTCCGGCCAAACCCTGCTACTCGGTGGCCTCTCGTCACAAGATGATCGTTCCCAGGTCTCTGGCGTTCCTGGCCTCTCTAGCGTCCCTGTTGCCGGTCGTTTATTCCAAAACGAATCCACCTCTACCCAGCGCACCAACCTACACGTACTGCTTCAAGCGACCGTGTTACCCCGCTATGACGCGACCCAAATAAATGAACGCATACCGCCTGCCGCCAGCCCGTCACCCTATGCGCAGCAGGGGGTGACGGGCTGGCGGCGGGAGGTCGAGACCATCCCTGTAACACGTCTCGCAGAGTAA